GAGAAGAACTTCACAACGCTGGAAGTGTACAAGATAGATAAGGCCGCCACCGGAACGCAGCAGCCCGCACAGAACGCAGACATACCGGTATATTCCAGCAACCACACAACGAACGGGGGTAGCGGGTATTCAACAACAGCACAAGTGCCGGACGCTACAGACGGGCTGCCTTTCTGATATGAACCAGATATATAAAGGAAAATTAGAGTGGCAGCGCAGATACGCTGCCGCTCACTTTAAGCACTATGAGCAGGCGCACCCTGTGATAGTAGCAGACGGGCATTACTGCCTACCCAAATACCCAGACATCAAGACAACGAACGGGATTACAAAGTTCATAATAGACTATACTAAGTGGCACGGCGCACTATCTGAAAGAGTGGGGGTAACCGGTAGGGTGATAAAAGAGAAAGATATAATCACGGCTACAGGTCAAAAAATCATAGGCAAGTCTGTGCAAGTAAAGAGCAGCGGCAAAAAAGGCAGCTCAGATACGCATATCACTTTTAATGGATATAGCTTGAAGGTTGAGGTAAAGAACCGATACACGAACGATACCATGAAGAAGGAGCAGAAAGAATATCGTGATACCGCAAAGCAGGCCGGAGCATTGCACTTTATCGCCCGTGACGTGGAGAGCTTTATCGAGTGGTGGGATAAGGTCATGACATTGCCGCCCGTGGGTATTCCTGTTGGGCTGTTCGATTAACTGAATGATAACTATAAATGTTTGTAAGTCAGTGTAATTATGTGTATATTCGCCGTGCGAAATAAACCATAAACACCGATGCTTAAAATAATACAATTTACTAAAGATACGGGCGGTGCGCCTCTGTGTGGTTTATTTCGCAATTTCCCACCTAAGCACCGCCCTTTTTATTTTGTCACTTCTAAAAATTGCGATATATGCCAGAATTTTTAAGTACAATTGAGTTCGCCAAACTAACTGCGACACCTGTATTCACTCCCGTTTTTGACTACAAAAGCCACGATGCATTAATACAGCACGGCGATGAGATATTGTCGGCTTATGATGCCCTTGCAGAAGAGCTTATTAGTCAGGATAGGTCTAATGTAATGAGGCATCTCGAAAGAAGGGATTGTTTCCATGATAAGCAGTGTTCTTACTGCGGCGGGGTTATAATATACATCGGAACTCATAATTTTTGGAGCTGCGAAAACTACTATAAAGTAGGTAAACCAGACCAACACATGAAGTATTCCGGACTAAATCCAGTACTAAAGAAAGAACCAGTTTCGTTACCCCGAAACCCTTTGTTTTATGTTTTGCAAAAAACCGGCTTATCAGGCAAAATAAAACATAAGGCACTGTACGAATTTATTATGGCTACAGGCCGCAAAGACCTCAGAATAAAGTACGGTCTTTCAGGAATGGGAAATACATTTAATGGCTACGAAAAAGGTACGGCAAATTCAAAGGAGCAGGAGGCAAGAGCATTAAAAATGCTATCTAAAATTTACACAAAAGTGCTATATCAGCAGTGTATTACCTATAAAATAACAGGTCAAAAAGAAAAGTTCTGCATACCTGATTTTATTTGCAGCACAAAAGACATTGTTACTGTAGTTGATGCAAAACTCTGCTTCATTGATATTGATAAGATGGATATGTACACCGACCTTGTGCGCCATATACTTAAAAGCAAAGGAGATAAACGTCAGGTAACAGGTGGTTTTGCCGTAAATGTCGGTGAGGTTGTATATGACGAGAACAGAAAATACAGAATATTTAATGTATAATGCAGGCACCATAATATTTACTTACTGTAGCTAAACACACATGGCCAAAGACACCTACTATTTCCCGCACGACCTTAATGCCCGCCACGACCCCAAATTACAGCACCTGCACAGTGTTCACGGACATGCCGGCAAGGGGTTGTTCTGGGATATAATAGAGCTTATGTATGAGCAGGATGGCAAGCTCGACCTATCGCAATGCAAAACTTATGCGTTCGCATTGCGAGCGGATTGCGACATGCTTAACTCTATCATAAATGACTTTGACCTTTTCAAAAAAGATGATAAGATATTTTGGAGCGAAAGCGTGAACAGGAGGTTAGATAACAGAAAAGAAAAATCCTTAAAGGCTTCATTATCAGCAAAGAAAAGGTGGGGCGATGCGAACGCATTACCAACGGATAGCGATGGCAATGCAAGGAAAGGAAAGGAAAGGAAAGGAAAGGAAAGTAATAATGATACTAACGTATCATTATTCACAGAAAAACAAAAATCTGAATTTCTTTCTTTTCAAAAATGGACAAAGACCAATACCCCTTCATTATCCGAAATGAAGGAGCCGGTTACCATAGATCAGTATTTTGTACTTGTTGGTATGAATTACACAAAGAGGCAACTAACTGATATGTGTGAGCGGATGCACAATAACACCACTTTGCTCAAAAAATATAAGTCGGCATTTATCACATTAAAAAACTGGATGAAAGACAATGCAGCAAAATAAAAAACAACCCCCACTTACCACCGGCAAGATACCACCACAGGCACCGGAAATGGAACAAGCGGTAATAGGAGCCTGCCTATTGGAGCGTGACGCATTAGAGCAGGTGATAGAGATACTGCCAAACCATGAAATGTTCTATGTGAACGCTCATCAGACCATATACGATGCAATGCTTCAGCTACTCAATGAAGGGTCGCCGATAGACCTGCTGACCGTAACCGCCAAGCTAACCAAAATGGGTAAGCTGGATGAGGTTGGCGGGGCGTATGCTATAACCAAACTGTCATCAGCGGTAATGTCATCAGCGCATGTAAAGCATCACGCCATGTACATAGCTGAAAAATACAGCGCACGGGAACTGATACGCATATGTGGACAGGCGATACAAGGCGCATATGATGGAGTAGATGATATATTCGATATATGCAACCATACCAGTATGTCAATTTCCAATATCAATGAAGGAACTTCACAGAGCAACGCTACCCCCGTGGGTGATACTTATGTGGAAATACTCATGGACATAGAGGCACAGAAAGAGCAGCCCGACCAATTGCCCGGAATTGATACAGGCTATAGGGAGATAAACGAGATAACGAACGGCTGGCAGGATAGCGAACTGATAATACTTGCCGCAAGACCATCACAGGGTAAAACGGCATTTGCGCTAAACCTTGCCATGAATGCGGCCATATCTACCACCAAAGGGTGCGATGTATTGGTGTTCTCTTTGGAGGCCAGTAAGAAGGCATTAGTTAAGAGGTTGGCTGCATGTAAGAACGATGTGTACTATGGCGATATTCGTAAAGGGGTGCTGAATACATTTCAGGAAAAGAAAATGGCTGATGCTATACGTACATTCCAAACAATGAGAATGAAGATAGACGACAAAAGCCAATCACTACCACACATAATTGCAGCATGCCGGAAAGAGAAAAAGAAAAGGCCTAACCTGAAATTGGTGATCATTGACTACCTGCAACTGATTAAGGGATTAAAAGAAAAAAATGGCAACAGGGAACAGGAAGTAAGCAATATCACAAGGGAACTTAAATTGCTATCCTCAGAGCTTGAAATACCCATAATTGCACTATCACAGCTTAACCGTGAAACAATGAAGCAGGCAGGCGGTAAGCCGGGATTGCATAACCTCAGAGAGAGCGGAGCGATAGAGCAGGATGCAAATATCGTTATGTTCATCTGGCATGAAGATACCGGCGAACCCGACAATAAAGGCGGCACGATGTTCAAGACCCATATACTTTTTGAAAAGAACAGGGACGGAGAATGTAAAAGTGTTGAGCTGAAATTTTCAGGAGATATACAGCGATGGGCAAGCCTTAATGATGCAGTAGAGCGGGAAACATTCAAGCCGTATGCAGGGTTTCAGAACACATCACGTAAGCCATATCAAGAGGACGAACCATTTTAACCACATGAACGACTACTTTAACCCATTCCGCACATGCCACACCCAAGAAGAGGTAAAGCGCACATACAAGCAGCAGGCGCACAGATACCACCCTGACCAACGGGGCAGCCACGAACAATGGCTACTATACCAGCAGGATTACGAGTACGAAATAACCAATTGTGCCAACCGCAGGTCAATGACCGAAATTTACCGCACAGGACGGACATATACGTACCATCGGCAATCCTGCCAGTACACACACTGCGACCACCATTATCATTACTTCCGGTTTGATAAAGGCGGCACAGTACAGATAGACAACAACCACATTCACCTAATAAAACAAAACGAATGGATATGAAACCAAACCGAGCAATCCAATCGCTGACTGACAATGACGGTATGCAACGCATAGATACCACCAAACCAGACCTGCGCCGTAACAACGGGGGCGCACGTACCGGAACAGGGCCAAAACTCCGTGACGGGCTTAAAAACAAGCCCTACGCAGCATCCATACACCCGAACGACTATGCACGCCTAATGAAGCACTACAAAACCACCACGCTAACAGAGGTCGTGAAAATTATTTTAAAGAATATCGAATAATTATTTGGTAATTCAATTGTTTTGCTTACCTTTACACCATCGAAGCAATAAAGCGGAGAGAAAAACAGAGAATATGGCAACTTACAACAGGCTTACAGGGAACGTTACTTACGGAGAACTTAAAGTAGGAGATGTAATTGAAACAACACGAAACGACGAATATTGCGATAAAGTTGTAAAAACTATCACAAGTCTCACAAAAACAGCAAATGGCAGGATTAACGGAACTGTAGATGTTCTTTATGTAGGCGGGAAATTAAACGGTAAGACCGGAACAGATCAAGAAAAGAAACTTCGCAACGCACCATCAGAGCCTCACATGTTTATTTTCAAATAAAGAGCATGCAGGGATGCGGCTGTAACGCATATTGTAGAATGAAAGACGAACTTGAGTGCTCAATTCAAAAATGCATGTGGTGCGGCAAATTGACTTCCTCTATTTGTGGAACTTGGCCGCAATACAACTCAGAAGGGGAACCTGTATTAAATTCCGATTTAAATAACAGGGATAAAATAGAATTCCTATGTTATGAATGCTGCGATTAACTAACCACGCCACCCGCCACAGAGCGGGATTTGGCGGCAAAAAGAACAACCATGACACACTGCCAACCAACTACACTGACCGTTTACGTTATCCTCAACTCCGTAAGTTACCCTGTTGAAAATATCATCTTCAACTGTTACGAGATATGAAACACATTCAGCCATGACCACAACAGTAAATCTACCCACCGTAACAATAACTGTTCAGAAGTTCAGGGCAATGCAACGGGTTATCATCACGGAGCACAATAAGCCGGTAGATGATTTTGCTTGGAATAAGAATATCGTAATCAGGCCTTGTAAAAAGCCCTGCTACAAGTACGAATTACCCACCACTTGATTAGTCCGATTATTTCGGTATATTTGCATTACTTAACATTACTAATTGACAGATCTACAACAGCTATTTGCGGATGAGTTTTTATTAGACCTTAACGGTGCAGCAGCAGCGAGAAGGGCGGGTTATGACAAGGATTGTGCTAAACAAATGTCATATAAGAATTTGTCAATACCTGAAATTAGGGACTACATCAGAGCGAGGATGACAGAACGGAGCAAGGAGACTTTTGTGGATAGCACTTTCGTTGTTGAAAGCCTGAAAGAAGTTCACGCAAGATGTATGCAGGCTACGCCGGTAATGGTGTATGATGCAGAGAAGGGAGACTATGTGCATAAGCAAGATGACATGGGTAACCACATATGGACATTCGATGCCGCCGGTGCAAATAAGGCACTCGACCTGCTCGGTAAGCACTCCGGTACATTCGAGAAGGACAACAGCCAAAAAGCGGCACTGACTATTACCATGAGCAAAGAAGAAGTAAAAGATATATCCAACGCCCTTGAAAACAGTATCTGACGTTGAAGAGCTTAAAGTATTGAAAGTTGCTAAGGTTAAGTGCCTTAGCAACTTTCTGTTTTTTACACGGTACTTCTTTGTGAAGCGGTATAATCGCAAGTTCGTAGTCGGGGAGCATCACGAACTGATAGCGCAGGCACTGGAACGGGTCTACAGAGGCGAAATAAACCGCCTTATCATCAACATAGCCCCAAGATACGGGAAGACCGAATTGGCTGTTAAGAACTTCATTGCTGCGGGTCTTGCGCTTAATCCTGCTGCCAAGTTCATACACCTGTCATACTCTGATGACCTTGCACTTGATAACAGCGAGGAAACTAAGAACATAGTACAGTCAGAAGAGTATCAACAGCTATTCCCTGAAGTTCAGATAAAGAAGGACAGCAAGAGCAAAAAGAAGTGGTACACAACCGCCGGTGGTGGTGTCTATGCGACATCTACAGCCGGGCAAGTTACGGGTTTTGGTGCTGGGCAAGTAGATGATGAAGACAGGGAGATAGACGAATTTAGCGACATAGATACTAAGCTCGGTTTTGGCGGCGCTTTGGTAATTGATGATCCGATAAAGCCGGAAGATGCAGATAGCGAACTTGTAAGGGAGCGTATAAACCTCCGGTTTGATAGCACACTCAGCAACCGTGTAAACAGCCGTAATACGCCTATCGTTATCATCATGCAGCGGTTACATGAGCGTGACCTATGCGGGTATCTTATCGACAATGAGGGTGAAAAGTGGACTATACTAAGCCTGCCAAGCATAAAAGAGGATGGCACCGCATTGTGGCCGTTCAAGCACTCATTAGCAGAACTGGAAGCCCTAAGGGAGCGCAACAGCATCGTGTTTGAACGGCAGCACCTACAGCGGCCTATGCCTATTGAGGGTAGATTGTATAAGACGTTCAAGGAGTATGAAGTGTTACCGGTTGAGGCTACGCAGGTTAATTGTGTGATAGATACGGCTGATACAGGTAAGGACTTTCTTTGCTGCATCGTCTACCGCCCTACCCGTCACGGGGCGTACTTAGTTGATGTGTACTACACCGATAAGGGAATGGAAACAACAGAGCCGGAAACAGCACGACAACTACAACGGCATGGCGTAATGAAGGCAAAAGTAGAGAGCAACAACGGCGGCAGGTCATTTGCCCGAAACATTGAGCGTATCAGCAGGGAGTTAGGGAACTATAAAGTAAATATTAATTGGTTTCACCAAAAAGATAATAAAGAAAATCGTATTTTTACAAAATCAGCAGAAGTGCAGAACATGATATACTACCCTAAAGGGTGGGAAAAGATGTGGCCTGCTTTTGCCAGTGCGGTTAAATCATACGCCGCAAATGGCAAGAATGCCCACGATGATGCACCTGATGCCCTCACGCTGATAATAGAAACAGAATATAGTAACGTTGTTGAAAGCATCGTTTCCCGTTCACGATAAAACTAACCACATGCAAATAAACATCACAGACCAGCAGAAACAACAGATAATGCAAACGCCTGAGTTCGTAGCCAAGCTATCGGAACTTATGGCCGGATTTAAGCCAACCATCAACAGTATGCCAGATGGTGTAGCCGTTGCGATGGCCCATATAGCCGCCAACGTGCCATTCGCTGATATTAAGTTTCGCAATGACGACTATAACAAGCTCATCACCGGTGACCCTTATACATGGGACGGTATAACCCTGCAAAAGTTCTGCATGATAGCGCAGACATTCACGGCCAGCGCACTACAGATGACAAGCCCTGCTTACTTCCTTCTTATGGCGTTCACTCAGTCTATACTTGAGCAGATAGACAGCGAAGTAAGCAAGCAGCGTGAAACTGCTATAAAAGCCGTATTTTTAGCGTTCAAAGCCAAAAATTCAATCATCCAATAATGACGCTCGACCTCCCGCAGATACGGCTGATACTCAAAGACCGACCCAATCAGAAAGATATTAAGGCAAAGCAGGCTTTATCGTCTGTGTTGCGTGCTAATGTTACCGGCGAGGGAGCGGATGCGCTTATCGAGCAAATAAAAGGCTTTGAGCGGCCTGAGCTGAGGGATAGCCGTAAAAAGATGATGATGTCTAACCGTGACGTGGTGTATCGCACGCTAAAGCCACGGGAGCGCATCTACACGGCGAAGGGCGGAATAGAAAGCTACAATTTCAGCAGCCTTGACTATATAGAAGAGTTCAAAGAATACCTGTCTAATATCACAGGTCAAATGTCACTGAAGGAGTACATAGAGCAGGTTATACAGCCAAAGTTCGACTATGACCCGAACGGGCTTAAATGGGTGGATATTAACGCATCTGGGATGCCGTACCCTTGCTTCAAATCCATCGACAGGATCTATGAGTATGAACTTAACGGGCGCAAGCCCGAGTATGTGTTCTTCAAGTGTACCGACAAGGAAGTACGAACATATATCAAGGCAGGTATCATATCAGCAGAACAAACGCCACGTGCAAGCGATGGCGTTTACCGTGTTGTATGTGACACCTACGACCGTATAGTGATAGAGGGCGGCGGTGGCCCCTTATCTGCCTTTATAGCATCGGAAGTACCGAACTACTTCGGGTATGTTCCCGGCGAAGTGGTAAGCGATATTGTTTCGTCAAAGGATGAGTATTACGATAGCTGCCTGAATAATGTGATAGAGCTACTCGCTCACTTCATGTTTGGCCGTTCACTGTTCAATATTGCCCTTGCCCGTGCGGCATACCCTAAGGAGTGGATGCACCGCTTCACCTGCCCTACCTGTCAAGGGAATAAGACCATAGATGCAGCACCATGCCCTGAGTGCCACGGCACCGGCGCACTCCCGGCGCAGCAGAATAGTGACGTGCTGATAGTCGATTATGGGAACGACGCTAACAAGTCTATTCCTACCCCGCCAATGGGTACGGTAGACCCCGCTGTTGAGGCGTTACAGTTCATGAAGGATAACAACTACTCTATAGAAGAAATGATAGAGCGTACTTTATGGGGTGTGGTGACCGTTGTTAATAGCAAGGGGTCAACAGCCAAGGGTGGTAGTGGCGATGTGCAGAAAACGGCCTATGAGATAAGCGTTAATGATGAGCCTAAGACCAATACTCTGCGCAAATTCAGCAAGTGGTACGCATCGACATACAAGTGGTTCGCTGATGTGTGTGCAAAGCTGATATACAAGCAGGCGTTTATCAGTTCCGCTATACTCGGCGGCGACAGGTATATGACAGAAAGCCCGGACGCTATACTCGATAGGCTTGAAACGGCAAGAACGGCCAAAGCGCCACAGTCTACGCTTGATAGCCTGATGGTAGAGTATCTGGAAAATAAGTACCAGAATAACCCATTGCTATACCGAAAATACAGCCTGCTATACATAGCGGAGCCGTTCTATTGGAATACAGTTGACGAGGTACTGGCGTGGGTGAATATCCCCGAAACGCAGAAACTTGAAAAGCAATATTTCCCTGAATGGGCGGCAACGCTTACCGATGTGTATTTCGCATCAATGCCTGATGAGGGCGCAGAACAAAAACTAAAGCAAGACCTGACTAATTACGTAATGGGTAAGTACCAGCAGGGGGTAAAGAACGACACATTGCTATTCGCTCAGTCGGGGCAGTTGCTGGAAATTGGCAGTAATGCGCAGGTGCGTGATGATAAGATACAAGACCCTGAGCATCTGGGCAAGACGTACACTGTAGCGGCGGTACAAGGGCGCAACGTCACGTTACAGGACGAAGAAGATAAGTTCATTACAGGATATACAATAGATTCATTCATCAATAAAAACTAACCACAATGGCAGAAAAAACAGCAGTACCGGCACCAGCCGGAAAGAAATTAGTAGGCACGGGCGCAGGTCTGGTAACGTTCGAGTTGTACGTTATGCGCATCGACATGGCTACACGGGCAAGCACCCGCCCCGGCGGCTCAGGAAATGAGGGCTACCCTACCCGTGTCGTGATAGGCGAAAAGGTAAAAGAGGTAAAAGTACCTATAGAGTATGCAGACGAGCAGAACAAGCTGGCGGCTTGGACGCTAATAGGTATGCCCAATGACCATATGTGGCTATTCCCTAAAGATGCAGTTAAGCCCGGCATGAGCCTAAATGTAAATGCCGTATGGGTCAACGCTACACCACGTTCGGCAAGCCCTAACTACCGTTATGACCTGCAAATAGAAATTCCTAACCACTAAACAATCACATCTATGTTATCAGCAGCAGCAGCAGCACGATTTAAAGCCCTCGGTATTGACCTTGAACTACTCGAAAAGGCGTTCAAAGAAGAGGCAGAGATAGAAGTCCCCGTACCCGATGGTACAATATACACCGATACCAGCATAGCGGAGCTGAAAGCCAACGTAAAGCGTGGTCATGAAGAGGCATATCCTGAGATATTCGGTAAGAAACTGAATGAAGAGCTTACACTCGGCCTGTCTACCAGCGATGCAAAGGACACTACTAAGCTACTCGCAGCGGTGGCTAAAAAGGCAGTGGCAGACGCTAAGATAGAGCCTGATAAGAAGGTAACAGAGCTACAGGAGAGCCTGCGCAAGCTACAGGAAGAAGTTATACCAGCCAAGGCAAAAGAGGCCGAAGAATGGCAGGGAAAGTACAAAGCCCGTGAAGAGTTCGACCGTTATGCAGCGGTTATACCTGAAAAGGCTAATAAGTACCTGACCAAAGAAGAGCATGTAGCCCGTGTACGTGCCAAAGTGCAGCAGGGGGAGAACGGTATAGCCATTGACCCCGCAACAGGCAAGGCATACAAGGACAATCTCGAAAAAGAACGCATGTTCGCTGATGTAGTTACGGAACTGTACACCAAAAACGACGGATGGCTACAGCCGGACAGCGGGGCAGGTGTGTTTAAGACGCACGGCGTTAATAGCCCCGCAGGGAATGGCGCTACAAAGACATTCAACCACGACAAGGCTATTGAGGCAGCAAACGCAAGCGGGTACGCGCCTAACGATGAAAGATACATGGCTATGATTACGGACGCTATGTTAGCTGCATCGAAGTAAGACGGTTAGACCCTTGGTGATATTCTTATCGCTGAGGTTATTTGTGAATGGGGGCGCACTGTAATGGTGCGCTTTTTTAATTATTAGACACGCCTAAAAATATTTTTTGGTATTACCAAATAAGTATTTACTTTTACCTCGTTATCAGCAAGGCATCGCTGATAATTTCCTTTCTATGCGGCTGTGCCCGTAAAAGTGAAATGGTTGTACCACATGCGCAGCGGTCGTACCGCAATCTACAGCATCAATCATTTTTCATCCCTTAGTAAATACATATCAATATGCCCGATAATGGCTATATAACCTCCAACCTCCTTGCGTTCCAAGGCCGTGTAATGGCTGGACTTGCAGAGCATGAAATGCGCGAACTTGATACCAACGTGCTGCAATATGCACTGGAAAATCAGGAATTTATCATGGGTGTACCCCAGATAGAAGCGATAAAGAAGTCCGTACAGCGTCCTGTATATGGCTACCAGTTCAACCGCATGGCAAGTACAGGCGGAACAGGTATGACCACGTTCCCGACCGGCCCCGGCGGCTCTACCACGCAGATACCGCTATCGTTCGTGACATTCACGGAAACATTCCAGACGTACAACGTATCTGGTCTTGATAACGTGATGCAGTTCTCGCAGATATTCGACATGCTGGCAAAGCAGGCGATGAGGAACATTCGTACCCGTGTTCGTGAATGGCTGACAAACAACCTGTACACGAACCGTACTACATATGGCCTGCCAACGCTTAAAAATGCAACCTTTAACGCTGCAAATGATGCGTTCGAGATAAGCGGCCCCAACCCGTACAGCGCAATGACCTCTGTAATGAGGCAGAACAGCTATGGCGATAAAACGTATGATGCGTTCTTTGACGCTACACTGTACCCGATGTATGAATACAGCGCAGCACAGGGCACATCAAATGCGACAAACCTTAACTACCAGTTCGCTAAGACACCTACCGCACCGGGCAAAGGTTATTTTAACAACATATGGGAAGACCTCAACCTCGGCGCAGCAGTAGCTATAGACCCGGGCTATACCCTCGGTTCGGCACTGGTAATGCCGCCTCGCTCATTCGCTATGGTTCCGTGGATGCCTGCTAACTACTATGCTCCGGGCTTCGCTAAGGGCTTTGACACCTATACGGGTGGATATGGCACTATAGGCGATGACAAATACCGTGGCCTTGTTTACCAGATATTCGGATGGAACAACCAGAGCGATACATCAGGCAACAACGGTTATGCGCAGAGCCAAACACAAAACTGGCAGATAGGCTTAACCCTGTCTTTCGTTACCGCTTACCTGAGCAATGCAGGAGAAACACCGATCTATCAATTCGTTCTAACCGCTTAATCAACGCAACAATGAAGCACATACTTTTCATCTTCGCTTTTATGGCGACCGCAATAGCGGCTAATGCACAGTCACGTGGCCCATACGGCACGATACAGGCTGTATCTATCGCCTCTGCTACTTATGTTACGCCTGCGGGTGTAACTAAGGCGCATGATACACTGGTTAATGCCGATACAGGGTATGTGGTGTTCCCATCGTTCTCTAATGTGTATGATATGGCGTTCAACGTAACCGTTACGCCATTGACCGGCACCGCAGCAGGCACGGTAGTACTACAGGGCAGCGATAACTCCACATTTACTACCCCGTGGGCTATCACCGGCAACGTTACACAATGCGCCTCATGTACTGGTGCATCCGGCACGGTTACGACCGCTACCACCACGTATAAATGGATAGTGCCATCAAGCCCGTTCCAATACTACAGGGTTAGGGTTATCACTACCGGCACATCAACGGCAACCTATTCAAGCACACTAAGCAACTACAGGTACTAACATGGCTATCCCTGCGCCCATACAAGGAAACTTATCCGTAAGAGTTGGTATGACAACGCCGCTCACATGCGCTACCGCCGGTGGTACCTGGAGCAGCAGCGACACATCAAAGGCAACGGTGGTGAGTGGTACTGGCGTAGTTACCGGAACAGGCGCAGGGATAGTTAATATTACCTACACGGTAGGCAGTGACAGCATAACAACGGCACTTACTGTTACCATCAGGACGCTATCAAGTGGCATAGATATACAGAGGGTGTACGATGCGCTCAAAGGTCGTGTTAAGTGGCGGTCATTAGGGCAGACAAGCGAAAGCCTCCGGTACTATGAGGACTTCCATACACTTTGTACATCGGAAATACTGAAAGACCTGCAACCGGATAGCCGTATAACTACGGAGAACCTTGCACTATATCTTGAAGACCTTGCCCGTAGTGCGATATTGGAGATAGTCACGGCGGTGTATAACAAACCTGCCATAATAGACCATACGAACCTCTGTTTTTTCAGGCTGGATAACATCTTGTACCCGCAGCCAGCACGTAATCAAAATCAGTTTGTAGGGCTGAAGATGATGATAGCTAAGGGCGACCACTCGGTGAAGTTCAACAGTGTGGAATTGTTCTTTGATGCCGATTGTACATTCAATATGTACCTGTATAATGACATGACACTCCCGCCTATCTACGTGGTGCAGGTCAGCGCATTGGCTTACCAGCAGGTTATCGTTGATTTGTCTAATGATGCAGTGCTGAGTTACCTATCCCCTGCAATAAACAAAGGCGGGTTAGTGTATTTCGGCTACTATCAGGCAGACATAGAAGAGCAAGGCGCACAGGCGTTGTATTACCCTATAAATATGCAGGTGTTTCACCCGTGCCGTATATGGTCATACTCTGCTAATGTGGTTGAGGTAGACCAGCAGGGTAACCGGAACTTCGTCCGTAACAATATCGGGGCTAATAACCTCACATATGGCCTTAATCTTGAGGTTACAACGTTTGTTGATGCTACCAATAGTATTGTACAGTCTGCACACCTGTTCGATGAGCCTATCGGGCTACAAGTGGCGGCAAAGGTTGTGGAGGCTCTGATATTCAGTTACAGGAGTAACAATGTTCAGCGTAATGTTAACGAAAACACACAGTTGCAGCACCTGTATGAAGAGCTGAACCTTGCTACACCGAGCGATGAGCTGCCGTATAGTGTTGGCCTGCGTAAGCAGATAGAACGGGCGGTAACACAGTGTAAAAAAGCATTTCAGAAACAGCAATTAACAGTAGTAGGGATTTCTTAAAACAACATATCATGAGCAAGTCATACGATCTATACAGAGTAAAAGTAACACAGAGACCACATGAAGAGGGCAAGCGTGACCCATCAGCAGAAGGGCACGACTACGAGAAAATATCGCTTATCAGGTCTGCAGTAATATCCGAAGGGTCTGTAAAGATGGATAATGACCAGTCGCATAATTCCGGGACACGGTGGTATGAAACGCATGTAGCGGCAGTACCTGTAGCCGTAGCAGAAACTACCCCAGCACCAGCTCCAACACCCACAAAGAATACCAAGGATAAATAATGAACAACACCCTACTAAAACCCGTCGGCATAGACAGCCCTATACAGCACCTGCAAACGTGGCTGTATGATGCGCTGTTCAATGAGTGGGGTGGTGCGGGTCTGCCTGGTTCGCAGTTCGAGATGTTCGGCAGGGTGTATAAGAACTGGAAGGGAGATGATAACGGCGGGTATATACCGGAGGTATTCGCAGGTGGTATTGAATACGATGAGGTGTTCTTCAACGACAAGATAAGCGCATTGCTATGGTTCGCAGTGAACGACCCTGATAAAGTAGATCAGGTGCAGACACAGTACAGCGTAAGCCTTTACGGGTTCGTAGACCTCAGCAGGATATTACCCGACAGCGCAGGCAAGCAGCGTGACGATATGGCGGTTACAAGGCTTGTGCAGAACCTCATCAAAGCACATAGTTTCGGGTTCACAGTTACCGCTGTTTATCGTGACGTTGACAACGTTCTGAGCCATTACCCCGGCAGTCGTGCTAAGGCGGGAATAAAGCGGTTCAACATGCAGCCCCGTATGTGTTTCCGTATAGACATGACCATCGTAATGAATATTGCACTCGCCACGGAATGCGGCAATGGTTATACATCACCTGTATTATACAAGAACATGGTTTGCGCAATAAGGATAGTTTTCAAGGACGTACCCGATACCAGTATCATGCAGACGCTATGTAACGGGGTGCAGGTGCAGTTGGAGTACCCAACAGGGAACACGGTAACAGTACCCGCACTATATGGCCGATACGTACTGCCTATCGTGTTCCTCGATAACAACGTGATACAATCAACACCGATGCCGTACAACCCCGAAACATGCACCTTCGACAATTCGGCCAACGGCGGCTTTTATGAGGGCAGCATAATGACAGTAGAGTACAATCTTAACTAACAATTTAAAAACAAAATAATAACCATGTCAATACTCAACGCCGCTACGTGCGGGAATGGAACAAACACAGGGATAGCCAATTGCCCGTTAGTGCCGGGGGCTATCGTGGAGGCATACGCAGTGCCTAAAGGATATGTAATGCCCAATGCCTCTATAGCTACAGTAACGGCGTTCAAGACGGCGTTAAATGGCCTGCTTATCTCCGACAACCCTAATGCTCGTGCATTCAGGCTGCTGGCATTGCAGGAAATGAAGGATAACACCGGAGAGCCTGTAACCGAAACCCGAAACCAAACATCATTCAGGGTTATCAATAAGCCGTACAACTGGCAGTTTATGATAGGTGTTGATTTCTGCGCCTACATCAACTACAAAAAGAAGTTCGATGTTTCCAATTACGATTGGTACTTCTACGACAACAAAGGCCAGTACTGGGTAACAACCGCCGATGATGCGGCGGGTCTTGCAGGCGCTGGCGGCATAGCAATGTCACAGGTTACTGTTGACGACTGGACACCGCCGACATTCGCAGCACTGGAAAAGTATGTTATCACGTTCCGCATACTGAACAACCTTACGATGACAGATAACCTGCGCTTCATAGCAGCCACTACACCGCCTGCGATAACCGGCCTTGTAGACGTGGTACTTGCA